CAATGGCAGTACCATCAGTATGAAGTGTTATAAAATGATATTGTTGTGCAGCAAGAGTTGTTGCACCGCAAACTAAAGTTATATCTAAAGCTCCAACAGCCTGAGACATAAAAAATCACTTCCTTTCTTTTTAATATTTTATGCTGCCTGTGATGCAGGAACATACGTATGGATTAGTAAAACCTCTATGATATCATTTTGAGCAGTAGCTTCTTCTAAACATATTGCTCCAGCAAATTCATCGACACCATCCACGACTTCACCAGCCCCAGTTGTAGTAGAGGTTATCATTATTATTGGAGCAACTGGTTCATTCATCACCAATTTACTCGTTCCTAATACCCTTACTCTGGCAGCCTCTCCACTTTCTGGGGTATTCTGTAAAATCCCGATAGATACTTCATTAGCACCACAAGCAACAGCTTTGCCATCAGCATCAAGTGTAATGAAATGGTATTGAATAGTAGAAAGGTCATCACCGGCAACGATAGTTATATCTAAACATCCAACGGCTTGGGACATTATTTAACACCTCTTTTCTTTCTTTATTTTATTAAATTATTTTTTCTTCTTTTCTTCGGTAGCATCCAGGACAGCTAAAACAGCTTCTCGATAACTTACGCCCTTATTTTCAGCCATGTATTTCTGGACCTTCTTTTCTTCCGGAATCGATTTATCTTTGCCTTCTTCTTTTTCCTCTTCTCCCTTGCTTAATTCAGCAAAAATGGAGTCAGAGAAATTCGGTTGAAGCTCGATAAATTTTTCCAGTAATTCTCGCTGTGAAAGTTCAGTCTCTTTGTCATCTACCGTAAACTTGATCTTCTTTTCGTCAGAAGTGGACTCTACAAGAGCCATCAAAACTTCTTTCTGTTTAGGTAGAAATCGCATGTCTTTTTCGGAGCAGTGATCATCGATAAAGGTTTTAATTTCAGCTTCTCTTTTTTCCTTAGAGATTTTGCCTAGCTTTTCTTCTGCCTCTTTGGATTTTTTCTCTTCGGCTTCAAACTTTTCTTTGAATCCTTTGGCTGTTTCCTTCTCTTTATCTATTGTCTCCTTCTCCTTTTCCAGTTTCTCATAATCTTCCACTGCGACAAATTTCTTTCCCTCTACTTCAGTGACCTTGATTCCGTTTGGCATGATATAAGTCTCCTTTCTTTTTTTATCGACCTTTTTAGTCGTTTTCTTTTCTTCCTTCTCGTATATAATTAAATTGGCACTCTCATCAGCATCGTATAGGGCAGCAATGTCCTTTAAATTGGTTACCGCCGGTAGATCAGCCCCCAAAAAGGCTATGGCCGAGAGGACCTTTTTATATACTTTTTTGGTGCTGGGCTCGGCATAATTGGTTAAGATCTCACTGGATATCCTCTTATAAGCCCCATTCTTGATTAATTGATATAAGACTTTAGGCACTTCCTTTATGTCCACTAAAATTTTATCCCCTGCTCTTTTTAATCTGGTGATCCAGCCACCAGCGGGATATCCTGTCCTTTGTAATAACGCCTGTTTATTATCATGGCCTAATTTTACCTTGGGCTTTAACTTATCGATTATTTCATTAGTGCCACTTACAATATTGTCAAGATCCTCACCGGTTATTTTATTACCTTTCCATACCCCAACACCAAATACCTCAACATCTCTTAACTCATAGGTCTGGGAATAAGCTTCCAATATTGCTAGTTCCATTGTAGTTAAGTTTCCCTGCTCTTCGGTTTTAACCCAGTTACCCTCTTTATCTTTTTTCCAACCTGCTTTTTTGAGGGCTGCCCAGGCTGTAGCATTGGCTAAACCTTCTCTTTCCGGCCTATCTTTGTACTGCTCGAAGGCATTATTGTAAATATCGATCCAGGTTTTCTGGGCTTCAGCCGGTAGACCTTTTATCCCTTCCGGGATATTATCCGGATAACGATAGGGCATATAACTCATCTCCTTCCATATTTATAAAATTTTTACCTTTCATTGGTAAAGCTCTAGCCTTTAATTCTGGTTTGATCGGTTCAAACTTTTCGTATATAGTCACTGGCACCAGGGTTGACCTACAATCGAAATGTAAAGGTGGGGTAAATCTAGCTAAATCTGGATCGCCCTGTTCAAATACTTGGCCATCAAGTGCCTCGCAAACTTCGGTGGTCCTCTCGTCAATTATTGCCGAAAACATTACCCCGGCTATCATTTCTTTTACATCTTTATCTTCCATCATATCCAGTCGACCCTGATTATAAGAATCTGAAAAATTAGTTCGTACTATTGTTTCTAAATGGTGAGGGGTCAATAATTTCCCTTCTCTGGTTTCCACTCCCGGAGTTCCTATAAATTTTTTAAAAAACTGATCCAGCAAGAACATAATTTCTGGGGTAGTCGAACCATTCTTCATCCCGGTATATAATATTCCTTTGGCATCTTTTAAAATGGCATCCCTTGTTATCCCAGCGATCCAAAAAGATTTATTTTTTAGATATTGCATTGCCTTTTCTGCAGGCAACCCCACAAATCTTTTAATTTTTAATTCACTCTCTACCTCACTCATACCATATCTAAATAACTCCTGTAACCAATTCTTAATACAATCCCTAAATTCGCCCACATAAGATAACTGTAATTTCTCCACTTCCCGGGCATTCTGGGATTCCATAATCTTGGCTTTGGTTATTGATTTTTTAAGTGCCTCTTTTTGTCTAATTAAAATCTCTCCAAGTTCTTCTTTAGCCTTTACTTCAAAGTTATCTAAATTTTTTACTATCCTGGTAAAGTTACATTTTTTTTCGTATTGATTAGTTTGCCTTTTTAGCCTTGCTTGATATTCTTCTGCAAAGCCCCCGCCTTTGGGTTTGGGTTCAGGTAAAATTATCCCTTCTTCTTTGGCCGGGATCTTCAGGAATCCCCGGACCCATTCCTCTTCTGGATTGATCAACCCTGCGTCAACCAACATCTTGGCAATTTCAGCTTTTGCCTTCTGATCATCTTTAATCAGGGATTCAAATTTAAAGTAGGGATATTTGGGTTGAGAGAAATTAAAATCTATCAACCGTTTTATGATCTGTTCCCGGATTATAGTATCTTCGGTTTCTGTACCTAAATAATCAAGAATATAAATAAAAATATCAAAGTGAGTTTTAGATAAAGCCCAGGAGCCCTTTTCCCCGGTGTCCATTAGAAGGGTCCCCACCAGCAGGGCCCGGGCAATCATTGCATTATTAGTGTCAAAAGCTGACTTATAACCTGCATCTCCTCTTCTGGTAGCTTCCAAAAGTTCAGCCTCCAAACCCTTTGGCATAACCATCGCGGTATTGGTCTGAATGTTCTTCAATATTTCCAAATACTCATCCTGTTTATCCTTGGGGGTACCGGCTTCATAGCGACCTATGACGGTGGGTTGGCCAAACTTTTCTAAAAAGACATTCCAGAATCTTTGTACAATGTCATTAGAGAAATAATACCGGTAGACAGCCCTAAAATCGGATTCGCCATATAAGCTGTCTGCATCGTCATCATTGGGATTATAGGCAAAGAGAATAAATTTATTGACCGGTAAAGGTCTGTTGCCTGATTCAATCAAGCCTTTTTCTTCAACATTGCCATGCTCGTCACATTTAAACATATAATTTACAGCTTTCCGGACTTTGATATTGTCAATCCCGATCATCCCCTTAAATTCTCCATCGGGAAGGATCTTATAATTCATTTCAGCCACCGAATAACCATCTCTCATGGCATTCCAAATTTTAAGCAGGGTATTATTTATATTCCCCTTCATCTCAGAAAAGCAATGCTCTATAAATTCAGCCTGTTTTACTGCATCCTGATCATCCTCATCTTCCGCCCTGATACTCCAGGGAGTAGATAACCGGGCATGTTTCTTTAACATAAAGATAGCTTTAACCTGGCCATCCCGCCTTTGCATGGTCCGGTAAATTTCTAACCCTTTTTTCTCCACCAGGTCATCAGGATTATAGATAGGAAGATTACCAATACCCCAGATATCAGTACCCGATTTGGACATTTCGCCCATGTCCGGTTTAACCAATTTCTTTATAGTCTCTTTGGTATTTTGATATATCTCTTTTATGTCCATAAATCCCCTTTAGAAATAAAAAAAGAGAACCAGTCAAAGAATGCTTTCGGCATTCTCAAACCTGGCTCTCTATAGTTAATCAAATTATTAAGTATATCCCGGGGCTCACTTTGAGAATATTTATTTTTTTTCAGAATAACATAAAATTATTTAGTAGTCAAATATTTTACTTTACATAAATAAAATTATAATACCCTTATCACCAATCCTGCTCGGCACTTGGTCGTTCCCCGGCACTCTTTCCTTCTATTATAAACTCCGACTCTTCCGGAGCAGTCACCGCTCCATAGACCGCCATAGCCAAAGCAATGGCCAGGTCGATTTTTTTTGTTCCTGATTTTTTGACGATTCTCCAACCCCGGGAAGAATAAACCACCTTACAATTAATCAGGGATAGCCTGAATTCTTCTGATTCATAGAAGATTATCCCCTGGCTTTTAATCAGATTAAAAAGGCATTGACTAAAGGCTATGCAATTCCCCTGAGTTTGAGGCAATTCCACCATATTAATCTTTTCTTTTTTTAGGTCCTGACTTAATTGAATAGCCTGGTAAGGGTCAAAATACAAACTTTGAATATCATAAATTTTAGATAATTCGATCAAGTATCTTTTAACATCATCAAATTGTAATTCCAATTCTTCGGTTTCCAGGGGAATATAAACTTTATGTTCCACCGAAAAAATTTTATTACCAACTTTCCCTACTCCACAAATAGCGGTATAATCGTTTCTATATCCCACATCAAGCCCTAACCATATAGGGATTTTTATCTTCGGTCTTCTGACCAGCTTATAATCGATACAAGCCCTAAATTCCTCATCAGTTATGAAAGAATCTTCTTCGCTTACCCAAAGATTTTTATGCAACCGCTTAAATAGATTGGGTCTCATTCCCGGTTTATGCTCTTGGCTATCTAAATATTTTTGAGTTACAAAACTGCTCGGGTTTGCCTCTTCTCCTTGCTTGATATAGAAATAACTTTCCGGGGTATTACCTTTTTTTGATTCTTTAACTAAATCCCACAAGATCCCTTCTTCTGATCTTCCAGCAGTAGAAGTTACCAGGATAAGAGGATATTTGTATACCGGGGATAATTGCAGTTCCTCAAAAAAGAATCTTAACGAATCCGTATCAAAAGAGGCCAGCTCGTCAATACAAATTAAGAGGCAATTAAGACCAGCGCTTGACCGGTAAGACGAACTTAAACATCTTAAAATCGTTCCAGTTTTAATATTCTCGATATAATCGGCATAGATTCGGCACTTTTCATTAAGCTTCGGATTCTTTCTAATCATAGAAATAATTTTCCGATAAGTGATAAAGCTGGATTGGTCCTTGCTATTAGAGCAAATATAAATTTCCCCAGGCTCTTGGGTGACCAAAAACCAACTTAAAACTATTGCCGAAAAGGTAGATTTACCATTTTTTTTAGCCAGGGATACGAGGATCAATCGAGGCCTGTTTTTATAAAAGCAGTCTGTAAAAACCTCTCGCTCCCAGTTCTCGAGTTTAGTTAATTCTCCTTTTCCTTCCGGTAGATAAATCTCTTTTTCTGCAAACTGGATTATATCTTCTTTATATTTCAGGATAGAAAAGCCCTCACTTTTACCAGTCTTTAATTTTTCCGGCCATCTTTGTTTACGTCCTTCAGCTTGCTTTTTTTTCGCTTTTTGAGTTTTAACTCGATAGCTTTCTTTCAATCTCTTTTTTACATTTTTAGCCATATTAAATTATCCCCTTATCATTTGTTCAAAATATTGGACCTGGTCAAAGCACCGAACGAAGGCCAGATCCGGCCTGAAAGATAGATCATAGGCAATGATACTATATATCGTCTTATCGCCAAAGAAAGAACTAAAATTTTGCGTTTTAAAGCCCCTGTTTTTTTGAATAGGTATAATCATAAGCGTATATTCGCTAATATCGTTAAAAACTTATCCCTTTTAGTCCTGGCCGATCTCAAAGATTTTTGGTAAATGTGGTTTTACAAAGAGATCCTTTCTTGACCCCTGCCTTTTTGCACATCTCTTTAAATTCTTTCTTACTGAGATTCCCCTTAGTTAATTTCTTTTTACGTTTCCGGTTATATAATTTTAACCGGTCCGATTTCAACTTATGCTTATTGCACCACTCTAAAGCACGATCCAACCGGTCATTATCCTCATTGTTTAACACAGATTTATCACTCCTTTTTATTGATAAAATGTATTAGAGACCTTTTGTTTATAAGGGTTTTAATAACGTCTTATAAGATACCTTATGTATAGTAACCTTTATTTCTTATTATTAAAAATATACCAAAATGATATCTTCTTCCATCTTTCTCCTATGGCACTAATATTTTTTGTTCTTATCCCGCTTTCTTTTCTGATTTCTTCGCTGACTATTCTAACATCATCAATAGAAATACTACCATTTATCATCGCCTCTGCAATAGTTTCTAATAATTTCATAGTATCATCTATTCCACCATAAATAATATTTCCCGAGATATCTTTTAATTCCATCTCATTGATCCCCTTTCATTATAAAAATAATATTTATATTCTAACCCTCTTTTTTTCTCAAAAAATGTAGTTAAGGCTTTTTTAGCATCATGTTGAATCCCATACAAAACGAAAGGCTAACTCTCTTTTTTTTTAATTTTTTAGCGAAAGTTATTTTATTTTTAGCTTATTTTCGAGCATTAGAAATAAAACCTGTTTTATGGTCTTGAAACGCCTATATATAAAGGGTTTCAGCGACCCCTAAAACCCGCTTAAATTATTTTTAGCCCATTTAAGAGGTTTGGCCAATGCTCTTTTTTTTCTAAAAAATAAAAATTCATTTTTTTTATTTTGAATTTTTTTCTTTTTTTTTCACAATTTTTACTTTTGAAATTTTTCAATTTTACTTTTTATTTTTTGCCGAAAAATTTTGTTTGTGATTTCAAAAAATTCTATTTGTTTTTTCGTTAAAATTTTAATTTCATTTTTTTGAAAAATTCTGTTTTCCATTTTGCGAAAAAAAAGTTTTAATAATTTTGAAAATTTCTATTTTGTTTTTCTTTAAAAAAATCTTTTCATAATTTTAAAATTTTCTATTTGTTTTTTTGCTTAAATTTTATTTTTAGAATTTATAAAAAATGTCCTCATTTACGGTAACACAAAATCCACAAATAGTAACACTAAAGCCTTCCCTATATCCCGAATCCATTAATGACTTCTTTGTTTTCGTCATCATCGATCCCGATATACCTGAAAGTTACTTTAATGTTCCGGTGATTCAACAGGTTAGAGATCCTTTCAATACTGACCCCCTGCATACGCAAGTGGTAGCCAAAGGTTTTTCTAAGTGTATGACCCCCAACTTTATGCTTGATCCCAACTTCCCGGCACCACTCATTAATTAACTGATAGGCTCTTATCCTGGTAATTGCTTTATTCTTTTTTGATTTCTCGTTAGTGAATAGGTATTGATCCAGGTTAAATATACCGGTCTTTTCCAGGAAATAGTTTAAGGCCTCTTTGATCTGCTTATTGAAGAAAACTCTCCGGGTCTTTCCGGTCTTTTGCTCTTTGATATCTAAATGATCTTTTAGATTCCCCTGGTCATCTTTGACGTTTGCAAGTTTCAGGGATAATATATCCCCAATCCTCAGGCCGGAGTTAATACCAAAGACAAAAAGTAAATAATCCCGGGGATTTTTCTGTCGGTATAAATTCCCCCGGATCTGCTTTATTTGATTTTCTGATCTGATCGGTTCAACGATATTCATAAATTTTTTACCCCCCATATTTTGTTTAATCTATCTAACCAAATTATAATATAGGTTAAACAAAAAAGCAAGTATCCTATCAAAATAAATTCAAGTATCCTGTAACCCTTATTTTATATGGCTTTTTGTATTATACAGATTAGACATTGTGTTAAATACAAATCTTTCCGGACCACACCAAAAAAGAAGATTCACACCACACCACACCGAGAAACGAAAAAAATCTTATAGCCCTTTTTAACCTGTTTTTTGGACCGAGCCACACCGATAAGATCGAGCCACACCGAGCCACACCGATAAGCGAAAAACAAGATCCTGTAACCGTTGAAAACAAACGATTTTATTTTTCTTATTTTTGACCTTTTTTCACTTTTCAAAATATTATATTTAATTTATCTAACAAAATCGTAATATAGGTCAAATAAAAAAACAAATATCCCTTTTTTTTTATTCTTATATATCCCCAAAAGATACTTTTGTTAAATAAAAAATGACCCCGAGCCACACCAACGAATTAAGATATACTAACCCTCACAGCGTTTTTATTTTTTAACTCTTTCCATATTATACATAAGACCAATTAAATCAAATAAGAAATAAATGCCTGATCCCGGTTTTTAAGAAAATCTTACACTCTATTTTCCGGCCTTAACTGGCCTTTTTACTTAACAAAAGTATCTTTTTAAATCTTTAATTTCCTTATGGTCATCCTTTTTTTTAATTTTCATTTTTTTAACCTCACAATCACCTTTTCAACTATCTCACTGCTAATTAAATTCATGGCCCCACACCTGGGGCATTTAACTTCAATTATTTTTGCCTTATTGGTAATCATATTAAATCCAGGCATTCCACTAGCCAATTTTCTATTACAAGGTTCTCCCCGATATGTTCCCTTACACCTTATCTCTTCCTCTTTTATTTTAATTCACCTACTTTAATTAGTTAATCATTCCCACCCGGGGATCAACCCGCTATATTTTTCTATTTCTTTATAGGTTATTATTTCTTCAAAATCTATTCCCAGATCATCACATAGAAATTTAATCATTTCTCCGTTGGCTTTATCCCTTGCATATTTATCAGGGATTATAAATTTTAATCTCTTAAATTCTTCCGGATAATATTTCTTGAATCTCCTCAGCTTTGTTTTATCAACTGGTCTGGAATAGCCCTTTACCTCAATTATTGTTATTTCCATTTAATTCACTTCTCCTTTTTATCTTTACTTTCTTCCAGGCTTTTTTTGTATTTATAAATCTCAAAAAAATCTACTGCCGATAAATCCTTTACAGAAACATAAGGTCCGGGTGAACCACCAACAAATGTACCTTTTCTATTTTCTATAATAACTAAACGCCAATCAAGACTATTTTCTAATTTATCATTCGTAACTACTGCATTAAGAATTTCTATGCTTTGTTTATTCATTTAATCACTTCCCTTAAAATTTCTATAATTGATTTATACAACTTTCTACCCATATTCCCGAATAATCTATCAATCGAATATCCCATTTCCTTTTTAAGCAAATCATTAATTTTATCAAAATCTTCCTTTTCAATAGGCAAAAAAACATCTTCGGGATATGGATTTTCCTTTTCCAAAAATTGAATTAATTCTCCCTCGATCTTCTCCCCACGTTTTAGAAGCTTAATAGTATCATTGGCATTATCGGAATTCATTACTAAAGAATGTTTGAGCCACTCTATCGCTTTTTTAGTATTCATATAATCTTTCCCTCTAATCCTTTAATTTTATTTTTCAGGTCTATTGCAGTATCACTATTATCTTGCAATTTCCTTAACATTTTTTTCCATTTCCTAATTTTATTTTTTTCTCGGTGGTTGTTCTGTATATACTTAGCGCAACTCTCTTTATTCCGGCCTGTCTTTCCGGCTCCTCCACCTTGTACTTTCATACTATCTCCTTTCTTTATTTAAAAAGACTTTATTTTATTTTTTCCTTTAATAATTTTTTCCCTTTTACTTTAGTACCATCAAGAAGCCTACCATATCTTTCTATCATATATTCCTCGCTATAGCCTTTCTGGTTATTTTCCAGTTCAAAAATCCCAGTCAATTTCTCCGGATGATTTCTTCTCCTCTTCATAATAGGATACAGTTTTATAAACTCCTTTTTTATCCATTTTTCTTCTTTAACTGGAGTATCACATATCTTTACCCAACCACCCAGCGCCTCCGCTACTGAGCCTATTATTGGGTTTTCAGGAAAGGACACAGACATATACCCATCATATCTTTCTATCTTCTCTTTTAGAATTAACCAGGCAATCTCTGCTTCATCTTCAATATTCCCTTCAATCATCTCTATAATTTCAGATATCTTGGGGAAGAATTTCAATTCCCGGATAGACTTAACTACCGCTTTTTTTATTTCTATATCAGAATAACCTTTTAATATATCCCAATATATTTTTGCTCTGCCCTCACTCACTTTTTCCCCAAAGGCAGATTCTAAACTATTTAAACTTTGTATAAATAATTTTTTATCCATTTTACTCCTTTCTTAATCCACATCATCAAGCCGATGGTCCGTTTCTATTTTTTCTTCTAGGCTCTTACCTCGGTCTATTACCTCTTTATAAAATCTCGGATAGTGTTTTCGTAAACTGGCTGGACACAGAATATTTTTAGCCCAGAATTTATCTTCTACTACCCAGTCTATTATCTTTTTTATTTCATTAGGTTTGGCTTTATCCATACGAATAAGATAATCCATGTCTTTACACCAGGATTGTATTTGAGATTCATCTCTTTTCTGGATACTCTTATTATTTTCTCTTATCTTACCTTCAAAATATAAAGTTAATTGATACACCACCGCCTCTTTATCAAAAGAGGCTTTACTTAGTGTCTTTTCTTTTGTATTATTTTCTTTTGTTAGTTTTCTTTTGTATGCCCCTTTTTTGGTGACACTTCCTATCCCCTTTTTTGGTGATACCCTATCCCCTTTTTTGGTGATAGTCCCCTTTTTTGGTGATAGTCCCCATTTATCTGAATCCTTTTGTATTCCGTAGTTACAGACTGTAATATCCCCTTTTTTGGTGATAGTTTTTATTATTAAATTCTTTTTCAATAATTGATTTAAAATACCCCATATTTTTCTTCTATTAATACCAGTAAATTTTTCAAATTGTGAATGTGATATTCGATCCATTTTCTTTTTAGCCAACATTCCACTTTTATCTTTATATGGCTTTCCATCTTTTAAATCACAATATCCCCAAGTTTGCCTGAATATTGCCATCATCACTTGCCATTCTCTACCGGATAAATGGGTTTTCATTAATGAATCTATTAATTTATTAGCTATATCAACGTGACCATCTTCTCTTTGGGGATTTGCCATGGTTTAAAAATCTCCTCTAAACTCCTTTTATTTTCGGAGGGCAGGCCGAAACATTTTAAAACCCACCCCCTTTCTAACCTAAACACCCCACATGATAACCGGGAAGTTAGCCCCTAATAACATATACATCACCTACCTTAAATCAGCCCTGCCCTACTTCTCAAGGTTTTTATATCGTAGGGCAGGGAACGGCAATCCGGAGAACTCCGGAGAAGTAAGCCGGATTACCGGGATTCAATTCCTTTTATTTCTTCTTCTTAAAGACTAAATATATGATGATTACCACTACTGCTATAATTCCTATGATCCAACCCCATTCCATATTATTCACCTCCTTTTTTATAGAAATACGATAATTTTTTATAGTATTTCTAATATTTATCGCAAAATAATTATAGTTCCATAACTCTATCCACAACCCAATCCCACACTCTAAGCAATAAACTATATAGTATTTCGGGAATCACCAACAAAATAAAAGCCAGAACTATAATTCCATATTCCCAAAATGTCCATTTTGTTTTCATCTTAAAAATACCCAGTAAAACAACACCATTATTGCCGAGCCAATTAGGTATTCTATAAATGTCATCTTATTTGCCCCCTAAAAAATTCTTTGCTGGACTTTAGCTATCCTCTTATATGACATATCAATATATTCTTGTTTTATCAGCCAAGATAATATTCTTACATTATGAAAACCACCGGGCAACAATAACCATAATTTTCTACGTTTAAATCCTTTTATCATTGGCGCACAATAATCAAGCCACAAAACATTATCGGTATGTTTAGTAGCATAGGTTCGTATTAAAGTTCTCAATACTACATCAGCCGTAAAAGGCATTTGTATTTTATATTTTTCTGTTTTAATTTTCCTCATTAGATTATAGGGGGGATCAAGTAGCATCCAATCCCAATCTCTATTATCATTCTTTAAAAAATCCTTTACATTTATTCGTTTGGTAGCATTGATGTGTTCTATATCAATTCTTTCTTCTCCAATTTCACTTTGACCGGAGAATAAATGCAGAACTTTACCATAAATAGTAGCTTCTATAATTTTTTTTACAGTAGGAGTAAATGCCCCGGGATACCCCGTAATATTAAAGCCCATCCCAGTAACTTCTATATCAAAATTTTTATTCATTTAGGCATAGTTTCCTTTTGAATCTTTTTATAATTTCTTCTTCTTAGATATTCCCATAACTTTAAAAGTTTAATATCGTTCTCTTTAATAAATTCCTTTAATTCTTTTAAATTTCTGCGGAATTTACTTTTTCTTGCCAAACCTCTTTTTATATTTTTTCTTTGATATACGCCACTCGTCATTTTTTACTCCCAGTTATTTTTTCAATTACTTTTCTCTTTATTTTTTCCAATAAAGTTAGCGCACATATTTTATGGTAAAGCCTATGATCATGCATAACCATATCGTCTATACTAAGGATCTTTTCCCCGCATCTGAAGCATATCCAGGCAAGGCCTTCTTGTAATCTGTATTTTTTCATTTCAATCCTCCAATATATAGACCTCTACCGGTTCGATTCCCCATTTTTTAGCTTCTCCATAATCTTCTTTGTAGATATCCAAATTCCAAAAGTCAAAATGCAGGTTCTTCTCGGTAAAATATCCTGTATCCTCGACCGAGAAATAACCAATATTTTTAATATAAATTTTTTGGCCTAATTTCAAAGGACTTTTGACCTGCCATTTATCATCGATCCAGTCCACATTGATGGCCACCACTCCCTCTCTTACCGGTGTCATCGTTGCGGTATAGCCATCATTCCATTTTTTGGCAATACAGTCAGGATGCCGGGAGTAGGCCGTCGAGGTCATGATAAAATATTTTATCTCTTCCCCATTCCCTTGTTTTGGTATAGCCATATAAATTATCAGAATCAATATTATAATTTCAATTAAGATTATCAATTTTTTCATTGTTATCTCCAAATTTGCCTACCCTGGTAGTATTACCCCATACCATCCCAGGGTAGGTCATTGTTTCATTTTTCACTCAGATAACTCCCATGTAACAGATACAGATTCCGGTATAGCATTACCGTATGGTGCTAGTGTTATATCGCCACTATGCATATCTCCAACTTCAAGATAGGTTTTTGTCAATTCGATAGTAATGCGGTCTTTTGCTATATCAGGATATTCTACTTCAAATGTCAGCGTATACTCTCTAATAAATGTATCTCCTGTATTTACGATAGACCACTCTATAGTCCAGCATTCCTCTACTCCATCTATCACCGCTTCTACTTCAACTAACTCTGCGAGTGCCACAGCCTCCATTACTGATTCTGGTTCAGGTCCAGGACCTGGAGTTATCCCAGGAATACAACCGACCAAAGCCAAAACTAATAATAGAATGGGAATTAATATTAATATCTTGTTTCTCATCTTTTTTTTCACCTCCTCTCATTTTTTATTTTTCCTCCTTTCATATTTTTATTGAAGTTCTAAACTTGCTAATTCAACCCAAACTACTTTGTCATTCGCTACATCAATCTGAGCAAAAGAATCCCTATCTTCTCCAGCAGCTAAATTTACTCCAGTCACAGAACCTGTATAGGTTGTATAATCTGTTGATTTAATCGGAGTTCCAATGCCTGGTGTAACGCCATACGCTGTAAAGGTAACTGTATATTCCTGAATATCAGCGCCGGTATTTTCTATATTGAAGTAAATATAAACATATTTATCGAACTCTGAATTCCAAATCGGTAAATCTACATTTACATCGCCACAATCTACCGGTACTTCCACATCTACATCAGGAGTATTTACAATTATAGTATCGGGAGTATCACAGCAATCTGGACAGTCACAATCTACATCACAGTTACAATCTCCACAATTACAACCCTTCTCAAAATGAGCAGTTATAGTTGCATTCCTATAAGGCATACTAAAATAAGTACTTGCAGCGGTTGAATAATTGAAAGTTCCAAAATTTGCTGTCCAATTAACAAACTCCCAACCAGTTTTAGCTGTAGCTTCAATATCTACCCATTTATTAGGACAGTATTTGCCTGCTCCTGATACAGTTCCTGAATCCAATGGATCGGCTAGCATTGCTAATATATGCTTAGTACAAAAGTTAGCGGTTATCTCTACATTCTTGCAAGGCATATAAAATTTAGTGCTTGCAGAATTTGGGCTAATGATAGTTACACCACTTGTAGAAGTTGTCCATTTAACAAATTCATAATTATCTTTAGCTGTAGCTGTAATTGTTACCATAGTATGCTCTTTATACCCGTTGGGGGCACAAACGCCATGAATACCATCGTGAGATAAAGTTTGTGCCGAATTATTAGGATCGTCATTTAAGTCTACGCTATGGCAATCTGGACAAGGATCACCATTGCGGTCTACCTCTTTAGTCTGCCACCAATTGATATCTTGTCCCCACATGCTTTCTGGAGCATCAATTATCTTGACTACAGCACTGAGTTCTCCATTAGCTCCTGGCCAAATAGAATCACATCCAGAAAATAACAAAGCACCTATCGCTATTAACACAGCCATTAATATTGTTAACTTTTTCATTTTCTTTTTTTCACCTCCTTTCTTGTGGGACCTGGCCCGGTTAAAGGGTCGATAAATTACAGCGGTCCTTACTTCACCATAATCTACAATAACCGAGCCAGACCCGATTTTTACTCTGCATACCAATTTTGGTATATAAAATCACCTCTTTAAAAATTTTATTTTTCTACCACCTAAAACGCCCATTAAAATATTTTCGCATCCCCCCTTTACTGATAGTCATTTGTTCTTTTTCTTTCTTGCCTCTACAGATATTCCAGGCTATCATTAAGATTAACCATGCAAAAACAATATAAACAAAGCTCATAGAATCACCCCCTTATTTATTATTAATTCGGATCTTTACTTCATAAACTAATTGATCAGCTATTTTATTAAAATATTCATCTGTCTCTTTCAGCCTTATCATGTTGTCGTAACCCTTATCAAAAACTTTTTTAGCAGTAGATCTGAATATCTTTTTTAACTGCTCCAACCTTTCCTTTTTCAATTCCTCACCCCCCCCCTTTTATGTAAATAATGCAGGTTGAAATGGTTTATCTAATTTATTGTGTTTACTCAAATTCTCTTTTTTTGGCAATAATCTCAAATTGCCCAAAGCCCAACACCGCTTGAAATCTGGGTCTTTTGATGTATTAAATTTAAATATATATATAGGTGTAATGTGGTCAATATGTAATCTCTTCTCGAGATAGTCCGCCCAAATATAACCTTTGGGCATGGTCTTTTTTAATCGTTTAATTAATTTACTTAGGCTGTAACCTACTAAGTCTTCCCAGCGCCTACCATTCTTATTGCCTTTTAAAGAACCTCTTATCTCTCTTGACATTTTCTTGGTAATATTAAATTTTAAATCTGTTTTGTATCTATTTCTTTCATATTCATTGCGTTCTTTTTTATGTCCTTGATGATATTTTCTATAATATTCCAAATTATTTTTATAAGATTTTCTACGATATTCTTTTTGTTTTTCTTTATCTTTGTATGGCAAAATCTACCTCCCCAATAAAAAATGACCAAATAAAAGCCCGGAAACATACAGGCAAGCGTCAAACCTGCTTGTATCCGAGCTAATTACTTGGCCATATTAAATTTTAAATTATTAAACTTTTTTAAAGATACTTACATATGATAAACATACGATATATTATCGGACGTTGTAAAAACTCTAAAAAAATAAAAATGTTACCCGGATACCCGCCACTTATTCAATTGTGGTAACTAAGGGCATTTGAGTATCATAACGCTTTTTCCCCTTTTATTTTAATTTATCTATGATATTATCTATAACTGCCCTGGTATTCTCGCTTTGAGGGACAGTCTTACCTTGCTGGTATCTGTTATATGTAACGTAACTCACTCCGATAAAATGAGCCATTGAGGTAGGACTTATATCGTGTTTTATGGCCAGGCTTATCAGCTTCTTGATTCTCTCATCTTTTATTAAATTTATATCTATTACATTTCTTTTTCCCATAAGTTTCCACCCACAAAAATAATAACATATGAGTGTATATTTGTCAAATTTATTTAATTATTTCTTACTTCATCGACAAATTTCTTTTTGGCAATTAGTTTTTGATGCACCATATTTAGATCCTGATCCACCACATTATTTAAATAATTAAGTAGATTAGGATATGTTTTTTTCTTTGCCAGGAAAGATTCGCTAAATTCAACTAAATATCCTTTTTCTGTAATATCTATCGCACCAATTGTATAAACCTGGTCAGTTTTTTTTACGGTCATATCGCATTTTTTATATTGAAATTTTGCAATCATTTCAAAAGATATAATATCATTATTGGTTATTTTATGCCCCACCCGACTATCCCCTTAAACAAATATTTTTTTATCTTCTATATCTTGTTACTATATAGAATTAAGAAATCCTTCTTTTTTTAAAATATTTTTTAGTATTTTTAATAATCCCAGTTATCTCTTTTGCCTTCTTTAACCTTTTCCATAAATTCTTTTAATGCTATCTGGCAAAAATTGGATAAACTGAGCTTAATAGGTTTAAATTTCCTGGCCAGTTCCCGGGCTTCCTCTTTCACTTTGGCAGATCCCGCGTTAAAAGTGATTCTATCATCTTCTTCTTCTTTGATTCCGGTAATTTCTTTTTTAGCCATTATAATACTCCTTTCATTTTTTAATGAGTAGTCACAAACCAAGGGACTTTTTTAAAATCTCCTGGGATCTAACTGCTCATAAAGATTTATTAACTAATTTAATATAGATCCGAATATTTACTTTCCACTTTAGGTTTACAACCCTTAGGACATTGCCAGGAGCCTCGAGCAAAATGGCCATCACTATTAGTTTGTGGATGTAAAACTTGACCGCAAATTTTGCATTTAAAAACCATTTTATGTTTATATTCAATACCGAAAAAAGAATAAGTTAAAAAACGAATCTCTACCATTTCTTCAGGTATGCTTTTAGTGAAATTCTCCGCCTTTTCAAAAAAATCAGGGGGAACTTTAAAATTTCTTCTTTCTAATTTATTCTTCAAGTTTAAACATAGACGAATTAATAGAAATAATAAAAGGCCAGTTATTAGTAAGGCAACACATAATCCCATTATTGTATCTATATCCATAATATCCCTCTTTTTGTATTTAATATCTCGCTCACAATACCACTAAAACCCCTCTATTTTTACCTTCTATCTATTTATGATATATTCCTTTTATCAAACTTTGTCAAGTGTTTTCTGCAAATAATTTAAAATTCTATATCTTTTTTCATATATTTATATAATAATTAGTTAAATCGAATTTAAGGGGTCTGTGGGGCTCGTATTAACATTTCTTGCTTTTTACATACAATCCTAAGTGTATATATCAAGATATCGCAGAATAATAGCAGAATTAGATTAGAATTTTATAATCAAACAAAAACTCCCTGTATTATTTTTCAAATACAGGGAGCAAAATTATGGAGGTAATTTTAATGAAAGATCACATGCGAGGCGGAGAAGCCCGTCTTTTTCAAAGGGCGGTTGATTAATCTTCCTATTCTCCTTTGGGAAGATCCGGACATACAAATTCTTTTTTCCGGAAAAAATCTTTAAGAAGTTCTTCAGCCTGGGCCTTATTTATTGATCTAACTCTTTCCTGGATATCATTAGTAACCAATTTAATGTAGGTCTTATACCTTTTAGAGTGTATATATTGCCTATATTTGTTATGGTAATCGGCTTTGTAAATTCCCCAGGCTTTAAATAGTTTTTCCCACTTAGGCATAGTTATTTTTTCTAACCAGGAATCGCCTAGGTACTGACGGTAGGGTTTTTATGTTTAAACCAGCCGACTATATTAAAGAACGCTACCGCAATCTCAATAAAGCTCCCGGCAAGCCCTAATAGTTTTTCTTTAGTTATAGGTAGGGTATTACCTTCGGCCAGCTTATCATAGAATAAAGCAATGGCATCCAGTATGGCCTTCTTCTTCTCGGCCCCAAAGCCTGGGGTCTCAAATTCTTTAATTAGAGTTAAGATTATAGGAACGATCCCACCTATAAGAGCCAATAATTTCAATATGCTACTCATCTGTTTTCACCACCTTTCCTTTTTTAATTTATCACTCTTTGTTAAAATACCAAACCAAATAAGCCACTACCGCCACAATACCGGCATACCAGTACCAGGCCAAACCTGACAACCAATCAAACATATTTTTCACTCTCCTTTCCTGTTATTATCCGGTAGAATTTTATCAAGCTAGTATTTTCTATACTCCCTGAGTATATGATGTCATTTTCATAAATCCAAAACTTACTAGGATTAGGCTTTCTTACATCAAGATGAACGAAGGTATCCCCTATTCCTATTCGCATCCCTCCAACTCTCTCCGCAGCTAACCCTATATCAATGGGGTCTAATTCCACCATCTTTATATCAGCAGCCTCTCCATTTGGATTAGGAACATGAGCCGAGTCAGAAAACCCATTTATAACCCTGTTATAGTCAGGACATCTGTTACCGCTGTTTATGTATATAGGTTCATTGCCAAGGTCAGACCTTAACATCTCCAATTTAAATAATAGTAGACTACTAACCCTCACCTTTATTTTTCTGCATTTCGGACAAGGGCATCTAAACTCATACGAATAAAAGTTAGTTGAAAGATCACCTAACATTTAATTACCTACTTTTTACCATTTATTTTTCTATCAACACTTTCTATTAATTTACACAGTTTATTTTGGTTCTCACCTATACCCTTGAGCAACACTATGCTCTGATTATTTAAGTCGGCATTTTTTACGCTGTCATTGTGTAAACTCTTTAAATCATTATTGACTAAAGTTCTGTAAAATAGCCTTTCTTCTTCCTGTATTTTATCGTGCTTATCTTCCCTTTTGGTCTGTCGTCTTATCAAATACCATACCAAGCCAACTACCAAGATTAACATTACCGCTGTTATAATCGGCGTTCCAACTTCAGCTATTGCCTTGCCTAATTCTATTGGGTTCATTTACATCATCTCCTTTTACTTAAAAATTAGTTCCCATCATTATTGCATTACCACCTACTGCTTCTGCTCCAAGACCCTGAAAGCTAAAATGCCTTGTTGAATAATCTATCTTGGTAAATTCGACATTTGTACAAGGGATATTATCTGCTACTGTGAGATAATAACTTTCCCCTCCAACTATATCAGCTTCTAGTTTACCGTGAGTAAAAAATATCCCAATACAATCTCCAATCTCTATTGACATACTAATTGGATTACTTCCGCTATCTTCGGTAAAAGTCTGTTTCCCAGCTTTGGGTGTTACCGTCCCAAGATGTATATCAGCACGAGTAGTGAAATGGTCTGCAGATACTTCGTAAAAAATACCTATTTGAGTATTATACATAGGGTCGGAAGTGGTTGTGTGGGGATAAATCTCTATAGAAGTTATTGTTCCTGCAGTTGTTGCGGGGTTGCTCATAGAAATAACGGTTCTGCCAGTCGTCCCAGGGGCATATTCTGTAGCCCTATCAGTAGCCTCATCACCAATAGTAATAGCAGTTGCCAAAACCACCATCTGAAATATTGCCATTATAAGAACAATAATTAATAATATCTTTTTCATATCTTCTCCTTAATAAAAATCGTTATTTAAAACTGCATACCATTGTTTATCAGCAGTTTTATAGGTTAATGCTAATATATCTTCTGCTCCAGCATCTGTAGTCAGGACTCCCAAAGTTCCACCTGACCATTTTACTAATTGCTGAACAGTATGAGTACCTGTGCCATCATCGGTTAAATTCACAGCCGTTCCAGCTATAGCAAGAGCCTTTGTGGTTGCCACTTGTATATGATTCTCTGAAGTCCTAATAGCCCAATAAATAGTATCTGCTACCAAAGGTGCGGGAACGGTAGTTGAACTTTTAAATCTAATTCTTGCTCCTGTAGGAATATCAATGGTTAAATCTATAATCTCTGTATCTATATGAACTTCAGCTTCAGCGATTGCAGCATCTGATTGAGTTACAATCTCATCCATCACCCTTGTGCCAGTGCCGTCTTGAGTAACTATTAATTGAGCATTTAAGGCTCCAGATGGTGCAGTTATCGTAATAGTGAAATTATGTGCTGCTGTTAAAGTCGCTTTGTTACTATTCCCAAGATTCCAAGCTATGGTAGTTCCAGAAGTCAATACTTGTTCTGTAAAATTAATACTGTGTGCTCCTGATTGAAGTTGCCCACCTAATTGTGGGGTAGTGTCTTCTACTATATTTGCTAAAAATGCTAATTCCGTATAATCATAGCCTGTCGCAGTAGCATTTACAGTTAAACAATATTCAGCAGTTCCTATAGGTATTTCTCCGAAAGCAGTAGTTCCTGATAAATAAGGTATAGCATATAAAGTCCAAGATGATTTTTCAGTTCCACCTGCAGCTACATCAATATCTCCATCATCGTCGGTATCATAAGTAGCTTTCAACATATCACCACCGCCACCGAGAGTTACAAACTCCAAGGCAGTTTCTCCAACATTGACCCTGACATGTTTTAATGAACTGCCAGTATAATTGGCTGGAGTATCGGTTAACCCTGTAAAAGTTCCGCCGCCACCTGTTTCATCCTCACATTCCCAATTCCCCGAAGTTGAATTATATTTTAATATTTTTAAATTGGCTATATCAGTCATGTCTACATCAGATAAATCACCTAAGCTTTCCCCAGTTATATTAGTAAGATAGTTACCTAAATCACTAATGTCAGTTTCAACTAATGCCCTTGACTCCCAGCTATCGCCATCAGCCACTAATACATATTTATCGGTAGGAGTAGTTACGCCTACATCGGACATATCAGAAAGTTGATAAGCAAGGTCAGTTTTAACTTCCGAATATTCTCTACCTTCAATAGTAGTTGCGTCTGTAAAACGTGCAAAGTCATATTGAACAGGAGTTCCGCTTGTGGTAACTGTTCCACCACCAACAGGAGTTCCAAACTCTAAAGCTGTTTCACCAGCGTTAACTTTTACATATTTTCCTGCCTGGTCTGTGTAGTTAGCAGGAGTATCGGTCAATGCCACAAAGGTAGAAGCTCCTCCACCTGTCTCTTCTTGCCAGTGCATTTTTCCTGAATCAGCTTCCCAGGTTAATACATATTCATCAGCAGGAGAATTATCTATATCTAATTTTGCTTCTGGGATAGATTCATCAGGAACAGTAATATCAGTTATAGACAATAATGTATCGCCAATATAATAACCATGTCCAGCAGTTACTCCAATATCCCCATCGATTAATGAAGTTGGGCCCAAATTTACATAAGTTGCACCGAGTAAAACCAATCCCAGTATAGTTATTAATATTATTACTCCTATATTATTTCTTATTTTTTTAAACATAAGATTACCTCCTTTATATAGTCAAAATACTTTTATATTTCAATAACATATCTTCGTTAGCCACAATAGTTGCACAATCTACCGTATGATATGTCGCGCTAACTTTCCCGGATAATTCGGAAGTTTTATCCTCATTATTAACTTTCTTTTTAAATACATCCCCGGCTACCACAATGGGATTATCTAGTCCGATCTTATCGCTAAATCCTATAGTTACTGTATCGGAAGCTGACACTCCGGCAGGTATTACAATTTTAGTTACTATATCGAAAGCCTTATTTCCATATGCAATACTACCGGCTATTATGGTTATTTCTTCCTCATCATTCTTCCCTCTTACCAGGCCTATGATCTTAACGTTCCCGGAAGGAGAAGCAATATTGGTCGTTGTTATAGAGCTATTTCTGGCATAATCTGGATTGGTTATCCCATTTGTAATATTTTGGATTGCTCCTGTCCCGGTGATAGCTGCATGAATACCTGAGGCATTAGCAGCAAGTAGATCTTGAAAATGCTGGGGTATGATCCTCTGCATTATGAAATTCCTTTTATCGGTTACTGCTGTTGCCACTCCACCCGCTACAACTACCCTATTTAATTCGATACTATTTGCAGGGATTGAAGAAGTGCTTATTATTGCACTGATCACCCCTACCGAAGTTAAATATAATTTATAAGTCCCATTACTTAATTCTGAAACATTATATTGCTGGGCAGCCCCATAATAAGCTTCAAGATTATCAATCAAAGCAAGGCCTTTTTCAATATCTAAATTTGAGGCAGGTGAACCAATACTAACCGCAAAAGCCCCACCGGATTGATAGACTATGCCATTCCCATGAAGCCCGGTGGTCCATTTAGCGATAGGGGTAGAAGGTTCCTGGTTTAAGGTTATTATTTGAAAAGTAACTGGTCCTTCTATACCACTATTGGGAATATGAACTCTTACCATTATTTTACGGTAACAATCAGCGGGTATATCACCTATAATAAGGGGAGCATAAAGTCCTACCGGTTGAAATTCGGTCATGTTATCATCGGTCTCACCAGAAGCATCTCCACCATTCTCACCCTCATGAATGGTAAGAGATTTTATTTCAGGCCAGTGTTGCTTAGTAATATTTTTGACTTCATCTCCGTTATCATCCCTGGCACTTACCCTGACACAAATCATTTTGGAAGATCCTTTTACCATGCCCTTGTCATTCCAGACATGATATTCTGTCCCTGCTTCTGATAATAAATAAGCCCCGGCATCACCTATGCCATAGTTTATCGCTGTTACTTCTTCGGTATCAGTAGCATTATATATTTTTGGATTTGGATCTACTGCCATAAAATCACCTCATTTATCGAAAATATGTTAAACCATTTATTCTTTTACATCCTGTCGGAGCGGAAAAACTGCTCAAAATCGTTCCTGTTACTCCAGAATGAATATAAACTAAATCATCTTCTACGCCATAAGTACCATTATCCCCACTAATTAGATTATTTCCGTCATTGGTCAATCCATTGGGCTGCGGTTTTGGACTTGCAAAACTGCTTTTAATAGTAGAAGTTATTCCATTATGAATATAGATCATATCGTTATTTGCATCACCGCTAACTAAATCTCCATTTATTATTGTTAACCCTCTGGGAAAGGTAGAGGGGCTGTTAAAACTGCTTAAAATTGAGGAACTTAAACCATTATGAATATATATTTTCTTTTTTAACCAATCACAACTAATTAAATTTGTTCCATCAAAAGCTAAACCATTATTATAATAATATGGAGGCTCAAACTGATCTAAAATCGTTTCTGAAAATCTATCATGGACAAAAATATATTCATAATTCGCACTAATTAAATTACCATTAGCGATAGTCAAGCCAGACGGATTGCTAATATTAGTTAAAGTATCTATAATTTCATTAGATATTCCTTTACATCTCCATATTTTATGGGTCTCAAAACAGCAGACAATTAAATCTCCGATTATTGCAATCGGTTTTTCTGGTGGCCATATAATCGGATTATTTTTATCTCCATTTTTATATAAAATTCTTACAGTATCCCCTATTGCTATATCAGGGTCTCTGGCTAAAGTAAAAATCCTGGGATATGCTTTTGGGTCCCCAGCTATGAATACGCCATAACTGCCATCGCCATTGTCAACTGCCACTTCCCCGGTTACTACAGATAACCGATGGATTATATTCCCCACAGTATTTCTTATAATTTCACTAATCGGTCTTAACATAATTACACCCCTAGAGAATCAACAGAAGCGGTTACTTCTATTTGCTTAATATCCTTTAATACTCCGCATATAGTTCGTTTCTCTTTTATTCCATATTCAAAAACTATCCCTACCGTTTCATTTACTATATAATCAGGCTCTTTTTTTGTGGTAAAAATATTCTTAATTGATTTACCACTCCCGGCAATCTCAACATCATAACTACCATTGCCATTGTCAGCAGTAACTATCCCGGTCATATAAGTACCCCGATGTTTGATATTTCCCACTGCATTGCTTGAAGTGGCTATATTAAATCTAAGCATAGAAAACACATCCTATCTGAGTTCTCGGTTTAATTGCCCCGGTCTCCGGGTCAATATCAAAATAAATCACTATTTCTTCTATGCGCCATCGCCCATTGAAAATGGTATAACCAATCTTTTTATCGGTCAATTTTACCGCTTCACCTGCTACTATTTTAGGATTAAAATTAACTAAATAATCAGGTTGTTTGGTATATCTATGACTATCTCTAATTCTTCTTTGCCCTATACCGATACATTGTGCCTCAGTTTCAGCCAAAGGATATTCTTCCGTACCTTCTCCTGGTGGCTTTCTCACTCCATATTTGGCAATTGAGACAGGATCATTTACCACTGCCTTAATTTGAGTACGAATTATAGTAGAAACAACTTCTTCAGTAGGATTTTCCTCTTCATATTGCTCTTTCCCGCCATCAGTCTGTTCTTTGGTTTTAATTGCTATCGATATAGAGAAAGCCTTTTCGGTAAAAACCCAATCAAGAGTGCTTTGAATTTCCCGATGAATATTAAAACTTGTATTACTCTCCCAATATTTACCTGCTCCACCTGTAACCGTAAACTCCATATTTTGAACAGTTAAATCAGAATTTAATTTAACAACAGTAAATTTATAATCCTGATATTTAGGAAAAATAAATCCCGGTGGTTTGGTATAACCTAAATATTTTGTGGTCACCTTGAAATTAGCATCCTCATAAGACCAGGCAGTCACAATTTCACCTAAGGCAAAACTTTTATTGACTGTAGTAGTCTGTATGTCATATATCGGCTCATAAGGAGGGACTTCTAAATCGTTTATAGTTATTACTTCTTCCTCAAAGATTGCCCCTAATATAGTTAATTGATTAATGATCCCTTCCCTTGTAGTAACCAGACCCACTAATATAAATTTATTCTCTCCGTATTCCCAATCAGGAGTCGGATATAAAGTCTCATTAGTTTTGATCACTTTTTTATAGACTAACATCTTTGCATTTTCATCAAATCTTATTACCCAGCCTTCTATCATCATTTCCTTTTGGATCATATCTCGGATAAATTGATCCTGGAAAGAATGGTCAATAATGGTTGTGCTTCCAGTAGGCACATCAATATTGGTTATTCCAGCCTGATTGGCCAGGTATCTTATAATTGCCCCCCTGGTTTTTGCGGTGGCTGCCTCTTGTACAGAAATTAAGGTCATTCGCTTCAATAATTTTTTACCATAACCCGAACCATAAATATATAAATTATATTTACCGCTAGCATTAGATCTTGTGCCATCGATCAACCCGGTAAATAGTTTCACTTCCTGGCCATTAACATAGGAAGTTATGATTACTTCTTTATCTTCATAATCTCCTACAAGTAACGGTGAATATTGAAAATCGTTCAAATTAAAGGAAAATAAACTGATCAAATTTTCATTATGCTGGATCATAACCTGGCCCACCAAGGCATTAGACACATCTTCACCACCAATAGTAATTTTTAGCCTTATACTCTGTGCAGTGGCCAAACAAGCCCCCACTAATACTCTTTGCACCGTAAGAGAACAATCGATTATTCTTCCGAAAAAATTATCATCATTTTCATTGACATGTAAATTGCAATCTATTGCCTTATAGGTCGGTGAATCTTCACTTTGCTCGTTTACCGCCAAAAAACAATTAATAACCGTTATCATGGTTTTACTTCCTCACAAATTAATGAAAAATGCCCTACATCCATAATCCTACCGATATATTGATAATCTACAATATGCACTATAAATTTAGGCTCGTACCGGATAACAATATTATCGTCTACATCCGGAGGAACGTCCCCGAATATAAACCTTGCCCGACCACTAACGTTGGCTTTAACATATACGTGGCCGGCTCCCGGGTTGGTATCTTCGGTTACGGTTACAGTTTTAGATACATCACTTAAAGTAACAACCGGGACCGGAGTAGCTCCCGACATCTGTCTTTGAGTATAAAATATAGTGGTAGATCCATCCCCGGAAAGCCTTTCGGTTATTTGTAAATAATCAATATAATATATATTGCCTATACGTTCTACTTCTGCTTTTATGGCATCCATTTTACTATTTATAAGATCTGATATCTCAAAATGATATACAGAAATAGGCTGATTTTCAGCATTTACATTTCGATTAATAATCAAAATACCATAGGGAGTGCGTTCATAGTTTTTAAGAAAATTCGCTTTTGCTAGATATCCCACCGGAGTATCTAAGGTGGTATCTCCTATTGCAATTGTCCCTTCTGACATGATTTAACTCCCCTTTAAACCTGTAATTCAAAACCGCTACGACCATACTGCCTAATAAATTCTAAAAAAGCCATATTTACCTGTTGTTTAATTTTAGTTATATCATTGTCATTTCTGACTACCGGATTATTTATATTGATATTAATTTCTCTTTTCCCCTGGTCATAACTTCTTTGGCCAGGTGGATTAATTTCTTCTCCTACATGCACTAATGCTAAAGTTGTTTTAGGAACAGAACGAATACCCACTTGATATTCTGGAATATATTCTGGTTTATATCCGGTTTCTTCAATTGTTGGAACCCCAGCTAAGAAGGCTTCAGAAGCTGCCTTTTTGGCTGCTTTTTCTGCAGCTTCTCCAACTGCATCTATTTTATTTATCAACCCGGTATATTCATCTGTTATCCCTTTAATCGCCGCTTTCTGAATGTTAGCACTTTCCTCCGTTTTCTTCGCTGTTTCAATTAAGGCATCCTGCTGTTCTAATAATTTCTTTTTGATCAAATCAATTTCTTTTTCATACCATTCTCTTATTTTAGTTAATTCTTCTTTTTCCTTTTCAGCAGATAATCCTGCATCTTTAATTTTATCTTCTAATTGCTGTTTTCTAGTTAACAGATTTTTAGCTGCAACTTCTTCTTCCGTATGAGATAACTCATATAGTCTATCCTCTACCGGTTGCATTGCATCAGTATATTTTTTATATGCATCTTCAGCAGCTTTTGCCATTTTTTTATTGGCTTCTTCGCTTTCTTCTGCTAATCTTGCCACCCATTCATCAAAAGATTCTATTTTATTACCGAATTCATCAAGTGCTTCACCTGCATCCTCAGTTTTTTCTCCAAGTCCGCCCATTGAATCGGCTAAATTATCTATGGTATCAGCAAATGCTCCAGCTCCGCCGCCACCGCCACCCAAATATTCTGTCAGCTTTGCAAAATTGCCTTTTATACTATCGAAGGCTTCTATAGTTATATCTCTCATCCCAAAGAGATTAGTTTTCCAGGCAGCATATAAACCACCAACAGCAATACCCACGATTGCGATAGGACCAGCAGCAGCCCCTAACCAACTATACTTTGCTCCTATTTGTGCTATAGAAGGAATGAGAGTTCCGGTGGTTACCGTTGATGTAGATATCATTTTTGCATCTAAAAGTTTTAAAGCGGTTACAACCGCCAAAATTCCAAGTTTCATTTTCATAAATGCGCCTACTGCCATTAGAATAGGTCCACCTACCAGAGCAAGACCCCCTAAAATAGCCCCTGTTTTTACGATCCATTCTGTCAATTTAGGATGTGCATCTATCCATTTATTAATATGAGTTACTACCTCTATAACCTTTCCAACCATCTTTGTGGCCATTGGCAATAACTTTTCTCCTAATGCTACCGCTGCATCGCTTATCCTAGCTTTTAATATTCTCATTTGGTTTGCAAAGCCTTCGCTTGTTCGAGAAAAATCACCTATAGCATTTTTAGATTGTTCTTGAGCTATTAATAATGTAGCCCAAGCTTTAGCCTGTCTATCAGTTTCAAAGGTTATCCCTTTTTGAGTTAATTCTAATACTTTTGCCTGGACATCAGTTTCCATAATGGAAATACCCAAACTTTTAACACTCTCACGTTCTCCAAGTAAGGCTTTTGTTAAAGCTGCACTTGCTCCCTCAGCTCCACCGCTATAATTCGTAAATGAAGCCAAATCCACCGCTAATTCATTAACTTTTGTAGATAAATCAAGGGCTGCTTCTCCAGTAAAACCAAAGCCAGATAATAAGTCTCCAGTATCAGATAATAATTGTTTGGCTGCTTTAGTACTTAAACCAAAATTATCAGCAAGATTTTTGGCAGTTTTTTCTGCTTCTTCTGATACATCTTGAAAAACTACTGCAAATTTACTGGCTGTTTCTTCTGCATCACTTGCCATTTTAATTAAACCTATACTTACAGCAGTTATAGCCCCACCTACAATGGTCATAGTTTTGCCGATAGATCCAATCTTTTCTGCAAATTTAGTTAATCGATTCTCTGATTCACTCAAAGCAGATTTGAATTTTGATGCATCGCCTATTATGCTTATTATTAATTCTTTACCCAATGCCATTTAGTTACCTCGATTATTTATTTATTTTTCAATTATGGTATAATTACAATTAAAAAATAGGAGGTATATTATTATGAAAAAGTATATTTTAATTTTAATTATCTCTTTCATTGGTTTTTTATTAATTAGAAGTTATATAAATTTAAAATCAGAAATACCCACATCCCAATCTGGAGGTGGTGGTGGTGCAAGTGCTTTTTCAGAAACTATCGATAATTCAGAAAAATAATCATTCAATTATGTATTTTTTCAATTCCCATTCTTTCTATTTTTGCTTTATATAAGACTTCTACATCATCTATGAAATCAACAATTTCATCTAAGGGGATTGACATTATTTCGTTATATCCATAACCAAAACCAATGGTAAATTTCTTTATTATTTCTTGCCAATCCCAGGGGTTAAATTTTTTGATGTTATCTTTTCTATATATTTATTGAATCCAGAGAAATCATTAATTTCTTTCCTTACTCGGTCAATGTCTCCTATATCTAATAATTCATCGAATTCATCAATAGTCATTTTAAGATCAGGATTCCCCTTTTGTAAATTATAAAGAATAACATAAGTATCAAAATCTAAAGCATCCAATTTATTTTCCGTTCTATATCTTTCCATCTTCTTAATATCTTTATTTTTTAATCGACTTATTATATATTCTTTATCACCAATTTTTACCTTAGCCATAATTACTCCTTCCTTTTGATATAATTCTTCAGAATACCCTCAAATCGCTAACCTGAATACCCTACATAATGAAATTTTACCTTACCCTTAGGGTTTTACCCTAAAGTTTTATATTGTCATCAGGCTGCATATTCCGCAGTGTCTTTAAGGTTGATCAGGGTTGCTAAAAGGGCATAACCAGCAGCGTCATATTTTGCTTTCCCGGTAACTGCACAGGTTAATCTTCCCGGGCCACCGATATTAATAGGATAGGCAAGATATCTAACTAATGGCAAATCAATTTGTAAAGTATAATAGACATCAGGCTCGGGAGTGGCATCACATACTGCACCCACAAGTTTGATCCGGAATTGTCGTTCTGTACCAAGAATAAAATAATCGTACTCGGTCCTGTTTACAAAATCGATGACAAAACTGACCGGTATGGTCCTGAATCCATCTCGAATAATCTTTCCGGGAATGGCAGTATTATTTAAGAAATACTTGGCCACACATTTATTGTCCCAAGTCAAACTAAAACTTTCCAAGTCATTACATCTATTACCCGGGTCTGCTACTCCACCTATATAGATTTTTGCATCTTGCCAAACAAAGGGCTTGGTAGCCTCAAGCGATAAACCTGTTTTCGATACACTGCCTATATTTTTAGCAATGATCCCGCAAGTGGCCTTTAAGACCTTGTCGGTAGTAGAGAAATTTAAGGCCAGAGTATTAACTATAGCCCCTAAAAACTGGAATGCATTTCCCTGATCCCTGTAAACCTCTAAAGTATAAGGGTTAATTGGACAGTCTGCATGAAAATCGGTTGCCTGTCTGGGAGTAAATATGTGCTGTTTGGCAGTGGTAGAAGCCCCAGCTATCAAGTATCTTATATCATCAAGACGAACTTCAAAATCAGCTAATTCAATATGCATTATCAGTGCAACACTAATTACTGCGGCTAAATCCGTTGCATCGGTTATAACGACGGTGCATTCCTGCCAAACTCCAGCAGCTAATATAGGCACGTTCATATCTTCAAAAGCTTCGGGGGTATTAGCGCCGAGAGCATTCTCACTAACTCTTAAAACTAAGTCCCCATCAGCAGTAATTTTGGAACATTTTATCCAAAATTTAATATGAGTGGCACCCACCATATTTGCAGATACTATGAAAGAACCCAAGATATCATCAGGAGCTACGCTTGGAGTAACCTGCAATCTTGCTGAATATGTACCTTTCTTTTTATCATTAGGATCTACGCTGGCTACTACTCCTTCATCGGGTGTCCAGGCTGCCTCACAACTGCATAACTCGGTTTCGGTTGTTCCCGCAGCGGTTGCTTCTGCCGGTACATTTAAAGCACTACGCAAGATATGACCGATACTCGTCGGATGTGCTTCTATCACAACATCACCACCGAAAGATTTTTCTCCTTGGTATGATTTTGGCTCATCAAGTATCCCCCTTTGTGCAGCAGATAAAAGTTCTTCAATATTCTCGGTCAAAGTTTCACTGGCAAACGGTAAGAAAAGATCATTGGCCCCTGCTACTTTTTCGCCCCAAGTAGTCTCTTTTTTAATTCCTATGTGTCCTCTTGATCCTTGTGGCATTATTTGTCAACTCCTTTCTTTTTATTTTTCTAACTTTTTTCTTTTTTTCTTTAACTAAATCGAAATATCCGGAATCTAGATATTTTTTTGCCTTCTCTTCATCTCCGACTACTACAAATTGATCAGGCTGAAAAATACCGAATCCAACTACTTCTAATTCACTATTTCGATTATATTTTAATAACATAAGATCACCTTCTTTTTATTCCCTGGTTACAAAGCTCTGCCTTAAAGTTATTTGCATATCTATCTCTACCCCCCTGAACGGATAAGAGCTAAAATCAAATCTGGTATTCGGGAAGCTGAAATATAGACATTCGTTATCTAAATCAATGTGCCCGCCAAGAGCTTTCTTTATATCAAAATTTAAATCAAGAATACCTTTAATAATATTGATGGTTAGAATATTTATAGTGGCTCCACTCCCACTCCCACCGGTTACCGCCAAACCGTTAGCCACAGCATAACCAGAACCTCCATTTAAAAGAGTTACGGTTAAAATAACACCGGAACCATTAACAGTATTGACGGTTACCGTTCCAAGAGAACCGCCTGTCTGAACCACAGTGATAATATCCCCTTCGGTATATCCTGTTCCGCCAGATCCGAGTGATATCGTTTTAATGGTGGTATCCCCGACTATCTGTTTATCAACATCAAAGATCTTTATATAACCAAATATGGTTAGAGTAAAATTAATCTCCGTATTATGGGGCATAGTTACCGGCTCTTCCGGTGCATTGGTAGGCTCTAAGATAATACAGGGAAATAAATTTACCGGAATATCGTCCCGGGTCCCAGAATAAACCACTTTAATATAAGGGCTTAAAACACCATCCTCTTCTAAAATGGCTTTAATTTTATTCCAAATTGTCTCTATTTTCATCTGGTTATTTCCTCTAAATATTCGGTAAAGACTTTAACAATATTTGTTTTATCCTCTTTCTGGAAGAGTAAAAATTTACGCTGGGGTATCTTGGCCGTTCTGGCTTTTTGATGGACATGCATTGCGAAAACATCTTTGCCATCCGAAACCCAATGTAAGGCCTTCGCTTTTACCGGGTAGATATCCCTGGCTGGTATCTTAATTGAACCGCCTTCCTGGTGTATCTTCATATAACCAAGATTAGTTCCGATCTGGACTTTCTGATTAGAAACTACTTTATAGACAATAGATCCTTTTCCATGTCCGGTATCCTGCAGGATCTTTGCTCCTTTTCCTTCTTTTCTCCGCATAGCTATAGTCATGGGGCTAAGCGGGGCCCATTTTTTAGGCCTACCTTCTGCTCTAAAGTTTTTATCGATAGAGCTTAACATTAAAATCCCGCATCGCTTTAAAGGAATCCTGAGATCCTTAGCTTTATTACCGGCCTTTTTTAATAAAGCCTTTACCTTCTCATCGTTTTTAATTTCATAACTGATTAATGCTCCGTTAGCCATTAGCTAAATCCTCTAATTTATTAGGATCAATCCCCCAGTCAGTTTCATCCCTTTCATCAAAGGTCCTTTTATAGTCTTTTGTGGTAGATTGAATTGCCCCCACATCTACGGTAATACCTTCAATCTGTTTTCTACCTTCGGCAATTTCTTTAAGGGTATCTTTTGCCTCTTTGTATCGGTCAATCCATTCATTGGTGCTCGGCATCTTCCCCGAATACAGGCCTCGCATAACATAATAAGAGGCAATATCCTCAGCCAAAGATTTTATTATAGCCGGGATAGTCTCCAGGGCATCAAGGGCAGCCAACAGATCAGATGAAAAGGCTGCCCTTATTTCTGCATCAGCTTTAATAATAGCCTTAGCCAATAGTGCAACAGGTACGTTGGTTGCTTCCATATTCAAATTAGTTAATACGTCAGTGGTTATACAAAAAGCCATTTATACCTCTCCTATTTATTTTAGTGACGTTCACAAAAACACGCCGCAAAGCCTTTAATTTTAACTTCCAACATCTTCTATTGCACCAATTTCGCCTTCTACAACGTGATTATCTACACACATCCATTGCGCCCGGTTTGTAGAATAACCACTGGCAAAATAGATTGCATCAGCAGCAGATATCCAATTATGGATAATTTGTATATACCACTGATTATTTGTATCCATAAGTTTAATTCCATAAGCCATTTGATCTTCCGCTACTGGGTCATTCTTACAAATAACATTATCTTTAATTAGCATTTGATAACAAGTGGTTGAAGGATGGCAAATTATGATCCCAGCAGTTTTAGCGTTAATGTGATTGCCTATAATGTCTCCTTTTGTAGAAACAGGTCCATCCATTTGAATACCGGTTACACATAGAGGATTGCCGACAAATTTGCAATTTATCACTTTAAAATTAGCTATACTTCCAATTTGTAATCCTATAGTAGGAGTAGCTTTTAATGAACCATCAAATATGCAATTATGAAATTCAATTCCATGAGAGTCATCACAAACCCTGAAACATGGTATAGATGCAGTATTTGTAAGGAACGTAAAATTAAATATACGAGTATTTTTTGTAGCAACAGCAATAGAATGAGTTCCTTTAATTGATATTAGTCCAGAATATCCATTACCACATCCAATCACATCAGTTTGTGCTGGTAAAGTAGTTATATCTTCGGCAAAACCATCCCAGGCATCACTCATTCCACCTACATATATTCTATTTCTAAATCTTTCATTCCCAGATTTAGCAATATAAGCATTGCTTGCAGCAAAAGCAGCAGCTAAAGTTGTAAAAGCATTCTTCCAATTTAACCCATTAGAATTGTTTCCAGTCAGACTAACAAAATAAGTCTTTCCAGCAATTGGGTAAACTCCACCAAAAAATTCAATTCCCCCCACTGATAAAGCTGGAAATGCTCCTCTTCTATAAAATTTATCAATACCCATAATATTAAATCTCCTTTCTTTTATAATCTTTTAAGAGGGGGGCAATTATCCCCCCTCTGTTGTTATATCTTTAGTTGTTTAAGTTATACAAGCCTTCATCAAGTAACTACAATCGACCGAAACTAATTTCTCATCGACTATCATTGAAGGCTCAAACCAATCACTATGTTTTACTTCTATCCGGGCCCTGCGAGTTATATTTTGTCCAACCTTAAAGGTATAACCTAGAGAGAATTTTTTGATTCCGGGTCTTGGTTCTACATAAGCAAGTAGAGCATGTTTGCCCCACATATAACCATAAATCGCAGTCTGTCCCTCTTTTTTGGTGTTATACCCGGCAGCACCGATTATTACTTTATCTACTTCAAATATTGAAGCCATAAGTTCAGCAGTAACTACACCTTTTTGGACATATTTAATCCGGTCTAAAATATCAGGATGGTGTTTTAATTGGTCATAAACTTGTACACCCAATAATAATGTATTCGGATATCTGAATATCCTGCTATGGACATCCTGTTTCCCGGTTTCAATATCAGCAATAGGATTAGAATTGGTATAATCTTCCCATTTAGTGGTAATGGTAGCATTATGAGTCATGCCTGCCCCAGTCAATAAATCGACTATTCTTTTTTCCTGGGCAAGTTCAATAATATCAGTTAAAAATTCTACGGTATCTACTTCTAAATTTATGGGCTTATCAGCATTATTTTTCTCTCGATCATCTATCAAATCATTTAGAGCATGTTCCTCGCATTGATAAGTCCCGGTTGTTACTTTCCAATCCACAGTCTTTGATTCGGTCTTAGGAGCCCTCAAAGTTACAGGAATCCTAAATCTATCTGCTTTAGAATCATATTTATAATATTTATCACTTTCTTTTTTAACCGGCACAACCGGCAATAATTGCAATCCCACATAAGCAGCATTGCTATATTTTTGAGAAATATTACTTAAAATTGCGTCAATGTGAACATTTTCAACTTCTGGCATTTAATTTCAACTCCTTTCTTTTTTAATATTTATTTTATTATGTTACGGCATAATACATATGAGTTAATAAAACTTCTACGATATCATTTTGAAGGGTAGCCGCTTCCAGATCTATTGCTCCGGCATAATCCTCATCGGCAGTAACTGGAGTGCCAGCCCCACCGGCAATAGACTTTATAGGAACCCCTTCATCAACTGCCGCATCCATTACTAATTTACTTGTTCCCAATACTCTTACCCTGGCAGCTTTACCAACAGCAGGAGTATTTTGCAAAATACCAATAGACACTCCACCGGCACCGCAAACAATGGCAGTACCATCAGTATGAAGTGTTATAAAATGATATTGTTGTGCAGCAAGAGTTGTTGCACCGCAAACTAAAGTTATATCTAAAGCTCCAACAGCCTGAGACATAAAAAATCACTTCCTTTC